CGGGGTGGGGCGCTTTCGCGTCCTACTCTGCTCCCCTGCGACTGAGAGATCCAATGGATCCCCGCAGGAGCTGATCGAGCTCCTCAGCCCTCCTAAATGGAGGACTGCCAGTGCAGCTTGATGTCGACGGCTGCGCGTCCAGCACGCTTCAAGTGATCTTCATCGCTGGTTGGCATTCCAGCGTCGGATGTTTCCATCCGTAGAAGACACTTGAGTAGGGCGCCATACCCATCCAGTTTTGACACCGGAAGGGTTTCTTCGACAGTCATGCCCCGAACTTCGGGGCGATGGAGTCGTTTCGACATTCGCTGGGTATCATAGCCAGTGAATGCATGACGGCCCAACACAGGAGACGTCCGGACCCACTCGCCTTTTTCCAAGGCGAAGTGAACTGCTGGAAACGGGATCAATCGTCCCAGCAGTTTGTCCAGGTATCTTGTGCTCTTCCAATAACCAGCTTGGTAAAGCTGGTTGCGAAGAGACACAGTGGATACAATCTCCGCGACGTGCTTGCGGTTGGAAGGGAGCAGTTCACGAAGGCGAACGACCGAAACGTCGTTGCCATCGTAGTAGTCCTTTCCACAAGACTCCCGGAATTTGCCACTCCAGAAGCTCTTGTTCGAGTTGACTCGAAGACCAAAATCCTCGAGAATCTCGACAACCGCCGGCACATGGTCTTTGGGGACAATGATATCGTCACCAAAGACTCGCACCTTGTCCAGGTAGGATTGAACATCCCTCCTGGTGATCTGCCGGTTGAGGTCCTCCTCGATCCCAAGAAAGACCAACGTCGTAAAGACGAAGGCCTCAAAGGGGAAGCAGAGGGCCGATCCCATAGATGCGAACTTGGCCAGGCGAATAACGCCTCTGCCAGGTACATCAGCCTTCCGAGATCGCGCAGCATCCACTCCTTCTTGTAAGAAGGGGTGGTAGCGGAGCATTCCTCGTACAAGCTGATTCGAGACTCGGTCGGACGCTTCACTCAAATCGAGTGTTGCGAGCTCCTGATCAAGGGAGCCTTGGAGAGCCAGTCGCTGATTAGGCGTCTGATCTTTCCAACCAACGAGCGTTAGCGCAGTTTTATCAGCGCTAACAGCATCCCAGAGCGCCGCAAGAAGAGACTGCTGCACATATTGCATGCAGGTAGGTTCTTCTGCGATGATTCTGGGGGTCTTGAGCGTCTTAGGAACAAGAGTGACCTTTACGGGTCGCTCTTTTCCGGGATCCAGGATCTGAACGTCGGGGAGTTCCGGTAAGGAACTCCAGCTTGAGACGAGGTATTCCTGATGAGGAAACACCCGCTCAAGTCGCTCGGTCCACTTTCGCTGAGTCCACTTCGCGTTTCCGCGGAGCTTATCGGCTGTGGAACCGGGTCCGTGCTTTGGGATGAGGTTTGTCTCAGACTTGGCAACCCGAAGGTTGACATTGTCAAAGACACTCCCCCAAAGCAGATGACTGATGCGAAGGAAAGCGTCCCTCCTATTCGGAGAGACTTTCGCGTCAGCTTCACGTACATTCTGCTCACACTCCAGGTACTTGTCAATCGCGCGTTCCTTGCGTGCAGAAGTGCACTCAAGGTTCATCTTGGCGAACATCAGCGAGAGCTGACGAATCGCTTGGATGCACTCGATTGACGGGTCCTGTAGCAACTGGCCAGATCGCCGGTCGAACACCTGCTCAAAGAAACCCCCGAGAAATCGAGGGAGACTGCCAGCCTTGGAGAATCCAAGGAACTGGTCGTGAGCGACGAAACCCTGGTCGAGACCTTTTTCGAGGTCTCGAGCCAGACTCGTCAGGGTTATCGTGAGAAACGATAGCCCCTCGTGTTCAAACCGCTCCGCGACGGTTTTGAAATCGCGGATGGTGCTCGTGCAACACCAGGTCCCCATGTCTTCGAGGACCTGTTGCGTGAACTCTAGCAGGCTTTTCATCTGCCCTCGCTCCTAACAGAGTGGGGTTGCAGAATCCTGGCCATGCTATTGACCCTGACCAACCCTGGACTCGCGTCCAGGGTCGGCTAGGTGACCCAGAGAGAATCTCTCTAGATCAGTTCTCACCTCCCAGAAGCTGGGAGACTCGCGCACCGGTCGAGGCAGTGAGGTACGCCACAAAGGCGTCCACAACGGCCTTGGCCTCCGCCACGGTATAACCCGTGAGCGGCGTGTCGGTCACGATGTAAGTACTCATCGAGACCGGAATGCTCTGACCCGCGAGAAGCGGGTCGGAAGCAATCTTCGAGTGCGAGAGACGCAGGGTCCGTCGGGTCCTCTTTCCGTAGATCGAGGAGACCGACAGGGTAACCAGACCGTCGTTGCTTGTGAAAGCACCGGCGTTCTGAGCACTGCCGGTTCGCGGAAGCGAAACGGCAGACCCTGAAATGGTGAGAGACTGCGGGTCGGCGAAAGCCATGGCGTGAGTCCTTGCAACATTGGAGGATGAACGCCAGCAGGTTGCTGGCGTCCGCTGCGCTTTGTTAGCGCAGTGTTTGAGCGTTGCCTCGGGTCATACCGAGGGCGCTCAGGATAGCCCACTGACGCCCCGTGAATGAGGACGTGTCGAGGCCGAACCCGTAGGGTGATGCCTTGACTCTATCCTTGATCACGGTGGTGAACATGATAGAGCAGCCAGGCACAGAGCCCGAAACACCGACTTTGGTGTTCGGGA